CCTTCCAGTCGCGCGGGCTGACGGGAACCCAGCCGCCGGTCAGCTTCATGACCAGTTCACGCACCGGCCCCCGGCGCAGATCGCGGTGAATGCCGAGGAACAAATCACGCAGCCCGGTTTCCGCGATGGTGCGGGCGATCAGCAGCGTCTTCTTCTGCGACGCATTCATGATCTTCTGGATGCCGGTCGCGGTCTTGTTCAGGCTTTCCGCGTCCAGCCCCTGGTTATACCGCGTCGCGCCCGTCCGGCTTTCCTTGAGATCATCCATCCGTTCGATCAGCGGCAGCGTGGTGCCGATGATCTGCGGCGGCAGTGGGTATTCAATCATCGCCCCGCCCGTGCGCACAGGCGCGCCCGCCGCCGGGTTCATCAGGTCGTTGTAGGTGTGCGGCCCGGCGCTGTTCTCATCGAAATGCGGGCGCGTGTAGTTGGTGCGATAGATGTTATCCAGCGAATGCCGATACAGGACCGTCTTGATCTTCTGGATATCGTCAACAAGCTCGGCCACCGACCGACCGCCATGGCGATGCGGCACGATGTAAGGCGTCAGCGCCGAGAACGGGATGCAGGAGACCTCCTCCACCGCTTCCTTGCCGTCGCGCTTCAGGATGTCCGAGCCGTCCCCGGTGGCCCAGACCTGCACCAGTTCCGCAATGCCATCGCCGTCGATATCCACCCGGCAATAGGCTTCATAAATCTGCACCTGACGGGTTGCACTGTCCTCGTTGCGGTCGAAGTCCTCATGGAAGTCTTCGGTGTCGAAGCGCTCGTCGGTCTGTTGCCAGTCGTTGTCGTCCGTGGCGGCCTTGATGCTGTCCTCGTCGAACCCCATCGCCTTGAGGTCGCCAATCTCCATCTTGCGACGGTGACCGCAGCACGGGACACCCTCCAGGCTGACCTTGTTCCAGCGCGGCGTCAGGAAGAACTCTTCCTGCGGGATGGCCTCGATGACGTAGCGCTTTTCCTTCTTGACCGTGCGCAGCTTCACGGTGATCGGGGTGAACTCGCCCGTCTCCTCGTCCAGCCCGCCTTCGCGCTCCAGAATCTCGGCGTCTTCGCCCGCCTCCACCATGATCTTGAGGAACTCATCCGGCGACAGGTCGGCGTATTCCTCGACCTCCACCCGGATCTTGTCCTGCCAGCCGCGCTTGACGTAGCTGTTCTGCTGGATCAGCGCTTCCTTGATCCAGACGTAGAGGATTTCGAAGCCCTGGTTCTTCTGCCAGAACATGTGCGAGACGGCGGCTGTCTCCTGCTTTGCCGCTGGCTCGTCCTCCGGTCCGACCGGGGCGAACTCGACGATATCCTCCGCCGATGTGAACACGTCCATCAGGTCGGGCAGGATCGCCTCCACCGCGTCCGCAACGTCCGTGCTGATGAAGCGCGACTTGCCTTGCTGTTCGTCCCCGTAAGGCTCGCCCATGTAGCGGTCGAACAGGTCGGAACGGCGCTCGGATTGCTCCTCGTTCTGCGCGTCCTGGATCAGGCGACCAATGGTCGCTTTGGTGGAGTCTTTCATCAGCGTGTCCTAGCGACGGCCAAACGGGTTCCAGCCCATCGGCTTGGGAGCGCGCGGGTCCACCATTGGCTGACCCACCATCATCTGGCCCGCCATCGGCTGGGCGGGCATGGGCTGCCGGTTTTGCATCTGCTGCGGAGGAGGCAGGAACGCTGGACGCGTGAAGGACTTGCCGCCAAACAGCCGGTCCCAGATTGACGCGAGGTTCTGCATATCACCCTGGAAAGCGCCCGGCGGCGGGGCCATCGGCTCGGCCTGCGGCATCTGTTGCGGCATGGCCTGCTTCTGCATGGGGTTGCCCTGCATCGGGCCTTGCTGCGCGGGCCTCTGCATTTGCGAGAAAGCGGAAGGGAAGTTGAACATTGCTGATCCGCCTATTCCCAGGAAATGCTGACGCTGCCCGCGTCGAAGGTGTCCACGCCGCCCGCCGTGGTGATCCGCACCCGGTCCAGCGTGGCAGAAAGCGTCTTGTCCCCAAAGGTGGATACGGCTGACGCGTTGCTGCGCCGCACCCCGCCCGCCGCCGTCCAGGTGTTCCCGCTCTGCTTGGTCAGGAACACCGTCCCGCCCATCGCGTCGGTCGCCGCCGTAAATGGCAGGATGAACCCGGCGGTCGAGTTTGCCACGCCGTAAGCCGACCCGCCCATCCCCGAGGACAGGTAGCCGGTCGTCTCTATCCCGCCGCTGTCCCCGATCTGGATGATGACCGCGCTGGTCCCGTTGGTGCTGAGGCCCGAGAACATCACCGACACGCGCTGCGCCCACGATGGAACGCCGGTGAAGTCAATGGACGTTTGCGACGACGCCGAAACCGCCGTCTGCAACTGCGGCCCAATCGCATCGATCACCGCCGCAGAGGTCGGAAGCGACGTGTCGTTGTCGTTCGACCGCATCACTTCACCGGACGTGATGACCGCCGCCCCGGCCAGCTTGGCGAACGTCACCACTCCGTCGTCAATCGTCCAGGTCAGCCCCGACCCGGAAACGGTGATGTCTCCCTTGTCCCCGTCCGTTGGCTCGCGTGACGGCGGCGGGAAGATGCTGTCCGAAGGAATGCGGGTCATGTCAGACCATCGTGAACTGCGGCGCGGGCAGCGTTGTCGTCGTCTGCTGTCGTGCCGAAAGCGTGGGGAACAACTCCATCACGCCCCAGACCAGCGCATCCACCCTGTCGGGCGACCAGCCCGTGACCTTGCTGTCAAACCCGACCGTCAGGCTGCACATCTGGTCCTCCAGGTCCGGGAACTCGCCCACGTGGAACACCTTCCCGCGCTCATACAGCGCCGCCACCGGCTCGGCCCGGACCGCCTTGCCCCGCGTTGCCCTGACACCGCGATACGGGATACCCGGCGAATGCGCCCGCAGTGTCGCCTCCACCATGTCGCCGCCCTGGTTGATTTCCCCGATCACCCGGTCAGCGTCGAGGCTGTGGTAAAGCGATGCCACGCGGCGCGCCCATTCTTCCGGCCTGAACTTCCCGCTTTCATCTGCGAGAACGTAGCCGTTGCCGTCCTTGCCCAAGCCAACGGCGATGATGCCCGTCTCGTCCGATCCGGGGTTGGCCGATACCGCCGGGTCCACTGCAACCACGATCCGGACCATGTCGACCGGCCAGCGCCCGTCCGCCTTCATCGTGGACCGCTTGATGAACTCGCGCCGCCACAGCGCGCTTTCGTCGTCGCTGACATATTCGCCCAACAGGAACCGCTTCTTCTGCCGCTCGGGTAGGGCCTCGAGGTCCGCCAGATAGTCGCCGGTCAGGTTGGCCTTGTTGTCGTAGGGGTTGATGACCGAATAGGCGTAGTTGCTGCGGTCAATCGGCACGTTGTCCTGCGGCTCCATCCCCTCGATCCAGAGGCGATAGGTCCAATGCATCCGCGTCGTGGGGTTCAGGTCCACGTAGAGCCGCTGCGAAAGGTCGGTCCCGTCCAGCGTCTTGCAGACCTGGGCGAGACGCGACCGGACCAGCAGATGCGCGGGATACTGGATTTCCGAGGCTTCGTTCTCGTAGACGGTGGCGTATTCGTTGCCGAGGATCCGCTCCATCGCCTTGTCGTCGTTCACGCCGCCAACCCAGACCTGCGAGCCATTGGGCAGGAGGAAGTAACCTTCCTGATCCTTCCATTCCGGCAGAGGCGTATCCGGATAGCTGATGTCCCAGACCTTCGGGAACGTGTCGCGGACAATGGCGCGCTTTGCCGATGTGCCCTCTTTCCGCAGGATCAGGTGCCGCGAGTTCGGCGCATACAGCGCGCGGTCGATCACGCACTTGACCAGCAATGCGGTCTTGCCCGACCGCGAACCTCCGTAGAGCAGGCAGAAGCGCTTGCCCGATTGCAGGGTTTCATCCAGGGCGCGCTGTTGCCCCGGATTGGGGGTGAAGGTCACAGCTTGCGGACCTGGTCGCCAAGGTGGATGTGCAGGCCGCCCTTGGCATCGATCTGGAGCGGCAGCACCTTGCCAAGCAGTCCGGCAAATGCCTTCAGGTCTTCCGTTGCCACCTTCAGCAGGTAGCCTTCAAGCCCGTCTTGCCCGCTGCCATCGTGTCCGTGCTTTGCGGCTGCGGCCAGAATGGCATCCTTGAGGGCGGTCGTGGTGCGGTTTGGAACACCGGCCTTTCGCCCAGGCCCCGGCTTTCCTTTGCCGATTGCGAGCGTTTGTTTTTCGTCAGCCATACGTCGGTCAGGTCCGGTTGTCCCGGTCGCCTGCCTTCTGTCTGGGGGTTTACTTTGACGGCTTGGGCGTCAGGTCAAAGCCCAACTTCGGCCGAGGGTATGCCAC